CGTAGTTAAATTTAAGATACAATGGAACCTCCCGTAAAACGGAGGTTTTCTTTTTGAACGAAAGGTTAATATGTATTGGCTAGAAACAAAGAGCATAAGGTACGAAGAACACGATGGTCAAGTGTTCAGTAATTACCAAGATGCGATTGACTACTATCACTTCTTGATTGAGAATATGATGCGTAATCTACCGAAAGAAGACTGGTTTAATCTGAAGTTAATGCGGCATGGTAAAGAGGGTGATTTCATGCCCGAAAGAGATCAGGTTGTACGATCTTGGGTTTATTAACTAAAGGAAAACATGAGTAAAACAATCGCAATATATGATTCAGATGCTATTGCTTATCGTGCAGCAGCAGTAATAGATAAACGCTCAGTTGAAGTCAAGCATTTACCTTCAGGTCGCACTAAGGTATTCAAGACTCGTACTGAGTTCAAGGACTCTCTTGTACTTAAACAAAAAGAATTCGTAAAAGAAGACTACGAGTTCACTGACTTGGTTCAAGCTGGAGAGTTATCGCACTGTTTAGCAATCATGAAGATTCAGATCGAAAAGATCAACTCTGATTTATTCGCTGATGAAATCCTGATGTGTATTCAAGGAAAAGAGAACTTCAGGGACTCGCTACCATTACCTTCTAAGTACAAAGGCAGTAGAGCAGGTCTAGCTCGTCCTACGTGGCTACGTGAAGCTAAGATGTACCTTTACAAGAACTACCCAAGTACAGTAGCTGTAAATAAAGAGTGCGATGATGACGTTATAATTTATGGGTACGAGTACTTAAACAGAGGCTATACACCTATTCTGATATCGGTAGATAAAGACTCAGCGGCTTACAGTGGCTTGAACCTCTATGATTACACACAAGAGAATCCAGTGGTTAGACTTGTACCTGATTTTGGTAGTCTCTGGCAGGTCAAGAAGAAAGTCAAAGGTGAAGGATTCATTTGGTTTTGTTTTCAGTGGATGAACGGTGATTCCAGTGATGATTACAACCCCACGGAGTTAGCCAAGATCAAATTCGGTGAACAATCCGCATATAAGCTATTGAGTACCTGTAGGACGCATCAGGAAGCTCTACAGTGCGTTATTAACCAGTATCGTACTTGGTATCCATCTGAATTCACTTACACTGCTTGGGACGGTTCTACGTGCGTTGTGGACTACCGGGATATTCTTCAGTTGTACTACAGGTGCGCGAAGATGATGACAACCCAAGAAGATACTCTGGATTTACGTGAGTTCCTTGGTAAATACGGAATAGAATTATGACTAGCTTAGTAAATCCAAATAAGAACTGGGGCTGGTTCGACTCAGAAATGCAGCCGTTAGCTACAGGGGATAATTGGCATAAGCTGCCCTGTCCTCAAGAGCATTACGAATACGTCACTTGCACGGATTACGAAGGTAATATTTCCCTTGAACTACAGAAGGAAAAGTGCCCTATTAAAGTAGTTCATAGCAAGAAAGACATCTGTACTCGGTGTGGTAATATTTTTATTTATCCATAGGAGAAGCATGAGCATCAAAAATGGCTACCACTTTGACGATTTCCATCGAAGGTACTATCGCAATGAAGACGGAAGTAAAATTCCAGAAGAGCAGTGCCTGTGCTTTGCTCATGAACCAAGTGAGTGCTGCTGTGACTGTACTTCTTGGAGTAGCTATAGAGAAGACGAAGGTTATGATGATTTAGATAATCACTAAAGGAGAACTAATATCACAAAGGATTTATACACAACAAAAGACATAACTGAAGTACGTAATCTACTGATCAAAGAGCAAAAGAACCAAAGTGCAATGACTGGTTTACCTTTAACGAATGCTTGCTTAGATCATTTGCACGATGACGAACAGCTAGTACGTGCCGTAATTAACTCAAAGGAAAATGTAGCTCTAGGTCGTATAGAGGGTCTGTACGCTCGTTACGTGGGTTACTGGTACGATGGCACCTATCCTGAGTTTCTTAGGCTTGTAGCTGATTATATCGAACGTGGAGTGGATCGTAGGTACAGACATAATATGTGGCTGGCTAAAGTCACCACTAAGTTCTGTGCGCTTAAGGAAAGCTCCAAAGATGCTGTACTTATTGAGCTAGGAAGTACAGTTGGTAAAAACGCACCAGAGCGTAAAAAGAACTTCAGTAAAGCACTGATGACTCGAAAGTTCAGCTATAATGCAGTAATGGACTTGATTAAGAAGTTCAGGTAATCAACTAACCAAAAGGAACCAATGAAAACAATGAAAACATCAAAGCAGTGGTGGGACGAGACAAAGAACAACACAGTAAAGTTCAATAAATGGCTGTCTCAGCAGTGGTTAGCTGAGGCAGTAGCCTTTGGTAAAATTAAAGAGTTAGCTCTTAATGATCCAGAGAATGCTGCTATCTTGACTAAGATTGCTACTGACGAGTTAAAACACTCCTTATTGCTAAAAGACCTCTGTGTTTCCCGTAGTATAGCGATTGCTCAGAGATCAACTGACCGCTACTACGGTAGTATTAATTTAGAGTCACTATCGAAGGATGAACTCTATGCTATTGGTCATTATGCTGAAGGTATGCGACTATCACGTATCCGTGCAATTACAGAAGACCAAGATGCACCAGAAGATGTCTCTTTTGTATTCTCTATCATTCTAAAGGATGAAATAATGCACGAGAAGGCATTTAAGGCTATAGCGAGTAAAGACGCATTGCAACGAATGAAAAATAAACACGAACTAGGTGTTCAGGCACTTGGGTTAACTCTTTAATTAACGTAAAGGAACTAATGAAACATTCTCCAGAAATCACAAAAAAGATTATTGAACTTAAGAAAGTCGGATTTAAGTCCAGATATATCGCCAATGCACTCGGTGTATCTAAGTCAAGTGTTAACTACGTATTTAACCGTTACATGGGGACTCAAGTACCAGTACAAGAGAGTCTTAAACGGTATTGCTTTATTGACATTGAAACACTCCCTGATATTGCCGTTACATTCAAACGATTCAAGGCTAATCTAGGACAAGATAATATCCTAAAAGACGGTGGTACTATTGTTAGTATTAGCTGGCGCTGGATGGGTGATAAGACAGCACAAGGGTTGGCGCTGACACCGACAGAGGCTATTGATGGTAATGATGCACGTTTATGTGCAGTTCTATTTGCTTTAATTGAGAAAGCTGATGTGCTAATCGGTCATAATATTGATAATTTCGATCTACCGATGATCAAGAGTCGTCTGCTCATCAATAAATTCCAGCCACCAAAGAAGATTAAGACTATTGATACACTGAAGATTGCACGTCAGATGCGCTTCCCGAGTAACCGCTTGGGTTCATTGGGTGTTATCCTTGGCGAAGGTGATAAAGCTAGTCATTCGGGGATTAAAACGTGGATTGGATGTCTAGCTGGTAATCAGGATTCATTGGACGAAATGCTAGCATATAACCTAGAGGACGTTGATCTGTTGTACCGTGTGTATATGCGCCTACGAGCGTTTGATACACGTCCATTGAACTCTGCACTGTTTGTGACGGATGAAACGCCACGGTGCCCTGTGTGTGGCTCTGACGATGTACACGAGACATTGAACTCAGTGTATACTCCAACGTGTGAATATCAGGAGATTGAATGTGCTAGCTGTGGTTCTCGCTCCCGAGGTAAAGTCCTGATTAACACCAAGACTAAGCGCAGTAGTCTACTGGCTAATTAATTGAAGTAAAACCCTCCCTGATACGGAGGGTTTTTCTACGTCCAAAAGGAGGTTTATAAATGAGGATTCGCATTACAAAGTGCAGCGATAGTTTATTGTGGTATCATGACCGTGTTGGCGAGGAATTCAATGTGCTGTACATCTTGAAGGAACCGAAGGATTTATCTGTGTGGGTTAGGACTTCAGGAATGTACAATACTAAAAATTACGTGCTATACTCCGATTGCTCTGAAATTAATGAATGATCTAACCAAAGGAAATTAAATGAAATTCTACAACGCAATTAAATTAACCCAGCAGTCAAACAAACCAGCACTTAAAATCTGTGTTGTGCTTTTGCTAACTGTATTTGCTAGCCTAATAGTTGGTGCAACGACAGTTCTAGTCTTGGCTTTTCCTGTTGAAATTTTTAGCTGTGTTTTTGGAGTTATTACAGCAAGAGTTGGTTACGCAATAATTAAAGGAGATTAAATGAAAGACAACGAAGTTAAAATCTTCAGTGTAATCGTAGATGCTGAAGGAAATGACAAATGGATCGCAGATGGTGTGTTTGTGGATAAGCCCAAGTTAAAGACTGAGGTTAAACCAGAAAAGGTAAATTCACGTGTCCTTGAAGAAATCTTGAATTGTACTGGATTAACTAAGGAAGGTATTTTAATAGTAGAGCTTCAGTGTAATATACTTTCTCCTAGTATTACTGAGGCTGTAGTTAGGTATTATGATACTGTAACTAGCGCGGGAACTAGGACAAAAACAATTCAGATTTACAACCATTAAATAAAGGAATAGAATGAAGAATCAAATCGCATCAATTGAGGAACTACAATCCAGTATCCACCAAGCTAACGTCCAAGCAGGATGGTGGACTGACTTGAGTAACAATATGGATTTAGCAGAAGAGGTACGTCAAGGTACACGTCTAGGTAAAGCTCTTGTGGCTGAGAAGCTAGCCTTGGTACACTCAGAGGTATCTGAAGGGCTGGAGGGTCATCGTAAGAACCTCCCTGACGATAAACTCCCGCATCGTCCAATGGTCGAAGTAGAAATGGCCGACGCAGTTATCCGTATCTTGGATCTTTGTGGGGCAATGAAACTTGATCTGGCCGGCGCAATCTTCGAGAAATTAGCTTATAATAAAACACGAGAAGATCACCAGATCAAGAATCGTAAGGAAGTGAACGGTAAGTCATACTAAGGAGCTAGAATGAAAGACACAAGTAAAGACACATCGATAAGCCAACATAGTATTGGAGGTAAGTCATATAAACTAATGTTATGCAATAGTGACGATAATAAATTCTCCAGTATAGCCTGTAGTAAATGTGCCTTTGAAGAGGACTCTGACGGTTGCGATGTAGGATACAAGCATTGTGAGGACAGTAAATCATATTTTACTGAAAGTACAGTCCACTCAAAAGGACATTACAACGGACGAGGTGAATTCGTTATTCCTATTCAGATGCTTGAAAAAACCCAAGAAACTCCACAAGATACTAAAGGGGTTAAGTACGACGATGGTAAAATTCAATGGTGGTATTTGCCAATTGAACCCATCAAGGAAGTGCTAAAGGTTCTTCACTATGGTGACCAGAAGTATCCAGCAGATGACGGCTGTAACTGGAAGCAAGTACCAAAAGCCAAAAAGCGATACTACAGTGCTTTGATGCGGCACGTTACTGCATGGTGGGACGGTGAGAAGAATGATCAAGAATCAGGGCTACATCACTTGGCTCATGCTTGTACTAATGTTTTGTTTTTACTTTGGTTTGAAATGAAAGGCTACCCAGAAGTTAAATCAAAGTAATAATTCCCTTGTATATTTACTGAACTTACTATATAATCACTGTCCCTCGAAAGGAAACTGAATGAACTACAAACAATATCTACTCATCAAAATGGCAGAAGAATGCAACGAGATCGCTCAGATGGCTATCAAGTGCGCCCTCTTTGGTGGAGCATCTACCGACCCTCGTGAGTTAAATGGAGAAAGCAACGAGTTCAAGCTCTTCAAGGAACTGATGGATTTCACCGCTGTAATGGAGGAAATGGAGAGTCAAGATAACCCGAAGTTTGATGATTTTGACTATGAAGAGTACATTGATATGAAACAAGAAAAACTTCAGTATTATTTTACTGTGGCTGCTAAGAACAACTATGAAGTAGCCCTAAAGGAATTCACTTCAAAACTAAATAAGGAATAATATGACCAAGAATACAACTGCACAAACAAAAGATACATCTATTAAAGCATACACTCTAGGTGAAACATTGGCCCATAACGGACGCAACGTGCAAGTAGTGGAACTTCAAGCAGAGGGTATCTTTCATGTGAAAGCCACAGATGCACCATTTGATTCTTATTGGATTAATACTGGTGAAAGTACAGATATTACTAACGCAGAATAAGGAGAATTGATGACATTTGCTAATGTACGTATCATTGGTTATACGCAACCAACAGAAGAGTTCAAAGATCAGTTCAACGATGTTAAGGATTTAGTGGCATACTGCGCTCGTGTATCAAACCCAAGTAATCAAATGAACTCTGCTACATCAGATAAACTCATTAATTACTTGGTCAATAACGCACATTGGTCGCCTCTTGAAATGGCATCTGTTACACTGGAGATAGAAACAACCCGTGACATTGCACGTCAAATGCTTCGTCATCGTAGCTTTGCATTTCAAGAATTCTCTCAGAGGTACGCCGATCCTACAAAGGATATGGAGTTTGTTCTACGTGAAGCTCGATTGCAAGATACAAAGAACCGGCAGAACAGTATTGAAAGTTCTGATGTGCATCTTCAAGCTTCATGGGACGCTTATCAGCAGTCAGTTATTGATGCCGCTAAGGTAGCTTATACTTGGGCAATAAACAATGGTATTGCTAAAGAGCAAGCTCGTGCTGTTCTACCAGAAGGCAATACAAGTTCACGATTGTATGTACAAGGGACTATTCGTTCATGGATTCATTATATTCAAGTACGAGAGCATGAGAGTACACAAAAAGAACACCGAGTTCTAGCCAATAAAGTCTCAGAAGCTATCTCATTAATTTTTAGTCTTAAAGGAGATAAACAATGAGTTCAATTATTGCACTAGTCTACATCAGCCAAAGCGAGCTATGGACGGTTAATCCTAAGTACACTGAGGAATGGGTTCAGAACAATCCACAACAGCTAGAAGGGGTGTTATACGACCTTGGATTGGATGTTAATCAGCCATATGAGGTTCAGTTCAACACCCATCGTAATCGGTTTGGTAATATAAATAGCTGCACAAGGTTTGTTGGAAACGAGCGCTTAAATGACGAGTGGATTAACTCAGGTCATGCAAGTGATGCTGCCAAGGATAAAGCAAGCGGGTCTAATTTAGTAAAAGACCTCTACTCCCTGCGTGGAATGACAGAATAAATAAAGGAAATATGGAAAATTACTTACTACCAATTAATGAACGTGAAGAACCAATTGAATTCGCAGATCAACAACTTAAAGTATTCTGGACTGCTGACGAGATCAATGTAGCTAAAGATATTCAGGACGTTCTGGTTAACTTCACAGAAGCTGAAAAACACGCAGTTATCACTACACTGAAATTGTTCAGCATCTATGAAACTCACGCTGGTTCTGAATACTGGGGTGGACGCTTTAAGCTGATGTTTAATGGCGCGGAATTTCATCGTATGGCTGCTGTGTTCAGTATGGTTGAACTGGCTATTCATGCTCCGTTCTACAACAAGATTAATCAATTACTTCATATTGATACACCGGAGTTCTATATGTCTTACCTTGACGATCCTGTCCTAAAAGCGAGGGTAGAGCATATTGGAGAAATTATTGACCATCCTGATGATCTGATTTCACTGTCTGCTTTTAGTATGGTGGAAGGTGTTATCCTCTATAGCTCTTTTGGATTTTTAAAACATTACCAGTCTCAAGGTAAGAACAAACTAATGAACGTAGTTCGTGGATTGAACTTCTCCGTTCGTGATGAAAATCTGCACTCACTGGGTGGGGCTTGGGCATTTAAATACAAACTTTCTTTAGGTAATTACTCTGAAAAGCACCTGAAAGAGATTGAAAATAAAGTTCGAGAAGTTGGACGTAAAATCTATGAACACGAGTGCAAGATAATTTCTATGCTGTTTGAGAAGGGGCCAATTCCGGGTATCACTGCTCATCAGCTAGAATGCTTTGTGCAGTCAAGGGTGAATGAGTGCCTGAAAGAACTGGGTTACAGTAAAGAATATGAGGTAACATACAACCCTATCGCATCTTGGTTCTATGATGGAATCAACAAGTTTCAGTTCAATGACTTCTTTTCTGGTGTAGGAAGAGAGTACAATCGGAACTGGGATCAATCAGAATTTAAATGGAAAACTTAAAAGTATGCTCCGTTTGTAAAAGTACTAAAACATTAGAATGCTTTCATAAAGACTCTAGACGAAAAGACAGTTTAAATGGAAGATGCAAAAGTTGTCAAGCAGATAGGAGTAAGAAATATCGTGACAATAATAAAGAAAGTGTTTGTAAATCGAAATCAGATTGGTACTATAGGAATCAAGACTCTGAGTTAGTTAAAAGAAAATTACAAAGAAGATCAAACCCTGAAGTTCAAATGTTGGCTTTAGCTAAATATAGGGCAAAACGAGATGGACTTCCTTTTAATATAGAACTGTCCGATATTCATATACCAGAGTATTGTCCAGTTTTAAATATTAAAATTGAAGTAGCTGTAAATGGTGCTGAAGACTATTCACCATCCCTTGATAAAATAGTCCCAAGTTTAGGTTACACTAAAGGTAACATTCAAGTTATTAGTAATCTTGCAAACTTAATGAAAAGTTCGGCCAGCTTAGAACAATTAGTGTTGTTTTCAGAATGGATTAATAAAAGCATCAAACCTCTTATAGAAAGTAACAAATGAGCAATAATATTTACAAAGAATTAAGTACACGCAGAAAGAAATTACAAGAAGATGGATTAGTTCCAAATTGGTATTCAACTGGCGGTTTACAAATGTTTGAACAGAAGTACGAGTACGATACAAACGGGCAATCAGTTAAAGGTCAATTTGAGCGCATTGCAACTACAGCAGCAAAGCATCTAGTAGGCACTGTGTTTGAGAAAGAAGCAAAAGATAAGTTCTTTGAACTACTGTGGAACGGTTGGTTGTCTCCAAGTACTCCTGTACTGGCAAACATGGGCACATCAAGGGGTATGCCAGTGTCTTGCTCTGGAACAGTCGCAGAGGACTCCGTAGATGGTTTCTACAGCAATCTACATGAAGTAGCTATGTTGACGAAGTACGGATTTGGTACTGCTACAGATTTAAGTGCAATTCGTCCTCGTGGTTCCAAGATTAGTGTAGGTGGTAAGGCTTCTGGGGTAATGCCAATTGTCAAGGAACACGTCAGTGCAATGCGGAATATCGCACAAGGTACAGCACGTAGGGGAGCTTGGGCTTGTTATCTGGATATTGAACACGGTGACTTCAATGAACTGATTGACCACCTATCAGCAGATGGTGATGATCTGAACATTGGATGGACTATCAAGCAATCATTTATTGATCGTTTGAACAAAGGAAACACTGAAGCTGTAGAGCGTTTCCAGAAAGCTATGAAAGTCAAGATGGTGACTGGAAAAGGTTACTTCTTCTTTATTGACAAAGCGAATGAAAAACGTCCAGCTATGTATAAAGATAAAGGGTTGTTTATTAACAATAGTCAGTTATGCAGTGAAATCATCCTTCACAACAGCAAAGACTTGACTTATACTTGTGTATTATCTTCAATGAATGCAGCTAAGTTCAACGAATGGAAAGATACTGATGCTGTTTACTGGGCTACTATCTTCTTGGATTGTGTTGCTGGTGAATTCATTGAACGAGCCAAGGGTATTCGTGGTTTAGAAAAGGCAGTTAAGTTCACTGAGAAGTCTCGGGCACTTGGTCTGGGTTTGTGTGGTATTCATACTTTGTTTATGCAAGAAGGATTACCCTTTGAGTCTTTTGATGCTCATATGTTGAGCCAAAGTATATCAGCCTTGATTAAATTGCAAGCTGTAAAAGCGACTGAAACAATGGCTAAAGAACTAGGTGAACCAGAATGGTGCGTTGGTTATGGTGTACGTAATACTCACTTGATTGCGATTGCACCAACTAAGTCCACGGCACTTTTAATGGGTGGTGTATCAGAAGGTATTAATCCTGATCCAGCTATGAGCTATACTCAGACAACTTCAGCGGGTGAGGTGGATAGGACTAATCCTGTGCTTCTGGACTTGATGAAAAAGAAAGGTGTTTACACAAAGAAACACATCCAAGAAATGACGGATAATCAGGGTTCAGTGCAGAAGGTTGACTGGCTGACTGATGATGAAAAGCAAGTATTTAAAACGGCATTTGAAATTAATCAGAAAGCTGTGCTAAGATTAGCTTCAGCAAGGTCTGTTTATATTGATCAATGGCAGTCTTTGAATCTGTTCTTCTCTGCTGATGAATCGCCTAACTGGATTGCTGAAGTTCATCAGGAAGCATTTGCTGATCCAAATATTCTAGCTCTGTATTACGTGTATACTCAAGCGGGTGTACAGGCCAGTAAAGGGGACGCTTGCGAAGCTTGTATGTAGATTAAACGGGGGACTAACAATCCCCTTAACGAAAGGAAATATGAAAACATTACTGAAATACGAGGCCCCGTGGTGCGCCGGGTGCAAGGTACTCACCAATCTACTCAAGGACATTGACCTGAGTGGTATCGAAATAGTTCCAATTAACATCGATGTGGATACAGCCAGTGCTAAGGCGTATAATGTTCGTGGATTACCTACACTCATCACCCTTGATGAAACCGGTGAAGAAATTAAACGAATCTCTGGCGCTTTAAACAAAGCTGAACTCATGAAATTCCTAGGAGATGCACCTTGACCACTCCCGTTAAACACTACGTTAACCTCGACGAGTACTCCCTGTACCTCTCAGAGTTAGTTCAAGGTCTACGCCAAGAACTCCACCGGACTAACGTAGTAATTACGTCAGGACTAATGCAAGAAGATAACGCTCAATCATTTAAAGAGTACGCGGAGTTAATACAGAAGGAGATTGTTCGGCACAACCACGAATACAACCGGGCTTGTTATCTGGAGTATCATCAGGCTAAACTTATTGAACTGACGGACGATAACTCCAGTTCGTTCTATATGTGGGCTAACGAGCGTATTAAAGCTAAACGAACTTACAACTAAAGTACAGACAAAATTAAACCCCTAGAAACCTTTTAACGGGCTTCTAGGGGTTTTGTTCGTTCATGGCTACGGTTGTATTACCTTGGGTCTTTCCGTTCATCCTACGCTGTTCTGGTGGGTTATAGCTACTGTTACTTACCTGCGTTATCTGCCCTGAACTTATCCAGTGTTTCTTTCACAGTATCATATTGCTTATAGCACATCAGAAGATTTACTTTCAGTTCTTCGGCTTGTCCAGCGTACCTAACAAGAAAAGCTCCATCGTCTTGATATAGTCCCTGTCCGTTACATCCTGCGGTACACGTTCCATCTTGGGTATCTCCGGGAATACTGCCATCGCTGGAGGGACGCTTGGGGCGGTTTGACAAGCTGTTAGACAGATCAGCAACACGCAGATTGAGGTTATGTACTTTAGCATTATGCTCCTTTTGTTGTGTGGTTACTTTGGCTTGTAGCTCAGTCTGGACTTTAGTTGATTGAGCGTTTAGTTCTGTTGTTTGTTTGTTATACTGCTGCACCAACTCAAGTCGAACCGCTGATTGAGCAGCCTGTACTTTCAGCTTAGTCTCAGCCGTATGCCAGAAGATCAGACCAAGAACTACTACAACAACTCCTATGAACTTATAGTACACTGTGCTTAGATTCATTAACTTAAACATTGTTTATATTCTCCTTGCCTACGTATTGTTAAACCTTTAAGTGGCTTACCTTGAAAAAGATTCCATCGAAGAATCTCTTGACAAGCTCCTTGGTAGTCGTACTGATTTAGTTTCTTTACTAGAGTGCTATTACAGAATGCTCCAGTGCCTATGTTGAATGAAAGTGAAGTAAATGCGTTAGCTTGACCTTCAGATACTGACACTTTAATACACTGCCCTATTTTCACTCTGTAACTATAGAGGTCTTTGGTTAACCTAATATCAGACTCATTCCGAGTAATCTTATCTCCGAATTGAACTGGAGAACCATCTTCCCTTGTCGTGAAGCCCCCGCCTATCGTAATCTTATCTCCGGGTACTGGGACATAAGCTGTATCTCTGAATCCTTCGTAGTTAGATACACCCGTAACTAGCCCCACACTGATCAAGAATGCTGCTATCTTTTTCTTTGTGTTATTATCCATCTACATAAACCCAAGAGCTTTTAATAAATAAGTACAACTAGCAACAACGATGGCTCCCACGGCATACACGACCCAATTTACTACTTGCTTTGTCATTGGTTGTTCTTTCTCAAGTAAATCAATCCTTGCCTCAAGAGTATTAGTCCTGATTTCTGATTTCTCTAGTTGATTGGTAAAACTTCTATATGATTCATTCATTTGAGTCTGTCGTTCTTCGATGAGTACAAGTTTAGTAACAGCGTTAGCCATCTCCTTCATTGATGCCTTGGTATCATCCCTTAGTTCACCTACATCTTCATGTAAAAGACTTAAACGATCTATCACCAACTGCATACTTACATCTGTGTGTTTCCTATAACTCTCTGTACGTTGTTCTTCGGTTTGGTTCTGTTGATTTTGTTTATTCTGAATCGGCATATTATTCTATCTATCTATTTTAATTATAAGGAAATTATCAGGTAATTGTCTACGTGTTGATTCAGCTATATATGATTCATAACAGTGTAATGGATCAAAGAAGAATATTAAATCAATAAGTGGTCGAAAGAATCTACCGAATAACTTATTCTGCTGCTCTGTTCTATATGCTCTACTTGAGAGTGTTTCATCAGGAGACCCCCCTAGGATTGCATTGAACATCTGATCTATAGCAATTGCATTATTTAGTAAGTATCTTTTTAATATTGAACTCATAATCCACCTCTATTTAATTATGTCTTATTGATTTTAGGACTAAAGCTAGCCTTTCAATCAGAAGGTTACTTGCTGGTTGTGTTCTATGTATTCCATCTAACGTATCTACTAACCCCAAGTACTCTACGGTATCCCAATCTACGTTAATCACATTCATGTCCTTGGCTATGACTTTTGTTATTTCGTTCAGTTCAATAGCACGTTGTACTGTTGGGTAATCAAACCCATAGGTACTCGGGGTTAACTGCACGATACCTGTTAATACAGGCACACGTCCTTCGTCTTTTAGAACTTGGATTACTTCCCTTAGTTCAACCTCGAATTCATCAGGAGATAACCCAGCATAAGCATCATTACCTCCAAGGGATATAACGACAATATCCGCTGTGCGTTCTATTTGGTTAAATGGAGGTTGTACACCAAGGCGAGGAACTGGGCCATTTACCCAAGGTGTACTATAGCCTTTGACTAAAGAATCAAGTGTCAGTCCAACTTGGGATTTATCTTCAATGATCGCATCTGGTAGTAAAGACTGAAGGTACACCGAAGGTCTAACATCGAGTCCTTGACCGTATACTATAGAGTCACCGTTCAGTTCTACTTTCATTGGAGTACCGGATGAACCACCACAACTAAGTAGTAGTACAACCGATAGAGCTATGACTGACCGAACGACTACGCTACACAAGTAACTCATCACACTTCAACTGCACGAGATACTTCCAATGCCGAAGGAAAGCATTCTTACCCCCAGTATGTCTAGCCCAGTACAATACACCTTCGTCTGTTTCAGAAGTTACATCCATGCGCCAGACTTGCTGATACCAAACGAGAACATCTTTTGGTTCTGTCACGAAGGGTTCTACGGGTATAACTGGCTCCAGATTAACTTCAGCAAAACCCTTGATTACCCATGCTTCATACACATCACTGTCTAGAGTAGTAGAAGCGATATAACCAATTCCATTATCACCCCAAGATGTTCCCCATGAGTTCTCTAGTTCAATAGTATCTCCAGAGTACCCAATAGCAACTACAGCATGATTACCTGCGTAACTCCAAGGAGGAATACTATAATACAGTGGAGAACCTAAGTAGTTCTGTTCAGCTTGATTTTTACCTTTTAAGCCAAGGAACTGTGTACTGATACGCATAGCCAAAACTACAGGATAACCTTCAGATAACGCGGACTTAATCGCGTGCTGTAGCGGAAGAAAACTACCATCTGTTCTACTGACTTGAATACGTTCGTACTTCAATAGACGAGTCAAAGCAGCAGTATCATAAACGGATTGTGGAGGTTTAACGTCACGTATATCTGGCAGATACGGGTAGATTTCCTCTAGTGGTAATCCTTCCTTAGCTGCTGCTTTGATAGCTGAACGCATAGTAGCACCCTCTTGTCCTAGCATTGAATCACGATCTCTACTACAGTAGTAATTGAATAGTCTAGAGAGATTTCTGGGTTGTGTTTTCTCGCAGATTAACTCAATAGCAGAACACGTAGCATTAGCAGTGCATGATCCAATAGTTCCTTGATCTTCTATTACACCCACGGATGAACGGAGAGTAGCCGACTTTGGAATTACCACTTTTGGTACATAGATATAATCGCGTTCGTCTGGAACTGATGTTGCTAGATTGGTCAATACTCTGGTTGGCTCTTGGATTAACCCAAAGAATTCCTTGATACTATTCAGTAAATTCATGTTAACTCCAAGATAATAAAGGTAACTCGGATTCAATGTCGGCGTAATCTCCGGGCATTGGTCGTTTACCACTTTGGACTTCACCGAGGACAGTGTACAGAGTAGCCCACGTCGCATCACGAGCATTAACAGCAGCTTGACCTTCCTGAGCGAACTTAAGGATAGCTGAAGTAGCGTAGGTTGAAGCTGAGAGGATGCTGTCGTAGTTCCGGGATTGAGCGAAGGTGTCTAACCGGAGTTGAACCTGCTGTACAATCCCGGATTGGATTACGAGGGATTTAGCCAGAAGATCAGTGGTGATTGCAGCTTGGGTTTCTTCTTCAGTTGTGTACTTTGGTTTAACTTCGAATTGTTGCTCGTAGTTACCCTTCGATGACAACTTCGGTTTACCTTCGATGACAACTTCAGTTACGGGGTTGTATTGAGGTTGAGGTGAAGGGAATACCAAAGAGTACACTGGAGGTGGACTGAAGGGTACAGGGAATGATGTGTTCGGGTTAAGAGCACGTATTTCATTCTCTGTATGTATCTGAAGTGTATTTGTGTTTATGTATTTCATATTAGTTCCTTAATTAAGCGAAAGCTAATCCTATATATGTTGCTGCATTAACATTTATATTAGTAGCAGCTACTTGGTTGCATACAAACCCCATAGCGTTGGGGTCAATACTATCATCAGTAGTAACTTCAGCAGCAGTTGTATTCAAGGATAAATGAGGATCGTTTCCTGAAACAATTCCACGTACACTATCCCATACGTACCAATCGCCTGTTGAGTCCGTCCGTTTGATCATTACGAAACGACTACCTGTAGTAAACCCGCAGTCAATTGTTTGGCTGGTGCCGTTACCT